AAGATAATTATTGGCGAAGGCATAACTTGGAATGATAGACGAGTATGGGATAATGTTGATATTATTAAGTTAGGATTTCCAATGTTTGTTGGTGATGATGAACTTGAAGATACAACTGTCGATATGATAGATAACAGAGCCTATGATTACATAGAACGGGCTTACAATGCATTTTATTGTTATGATGGTCAATGGCAAGGACATGTTTGTGGTGACTATACTAGTTATGAAGAAAACAATCATAAATTCATGTTTGACTTGTTTGCACAAAGTCATATGGGATTCTTATCTAGGGGATGGATAGAAGATGGCTTTTGTGTCCAAGGCACATTAAACAATGTAATATATGATTGTATTCAACGAGAAGTACAACCAGACTTTTCAGCACAGGCTCTTTGGTATGAAGGAGTGTTGAGGGCAATAGATAGACAAACATGGTTTGATCTTATTGGGACTACAACTAGTACTGGTTATTGGTTATCAGATACATTGATGCATGATGGACACACTGAAGCATTTCCAAGTACCTCACAATCGATCAGAGGCAAACCTGCAGAAAAAATACTTAAATACTGGTACACAGGATTGTTTGAACAATACGAGCCAATTTATGACTAAGCAAGGAATGAATCTTACAGACTACATTAAGGTGTATCAAACACTTACTCCTGAGTGGTGTCAAAAGATCATAACAGCAACTAATAAATTGCCATGGCATGAGCATCAATGGCATAATTCCTATAGAAACTTTACTGTTGATCAGAAGGACACAGAGAAAAGAAATGGGCTAGAAAAAGATAATCCAAGATTCTCTGAGGGCGTAGAGTATTGTGATACAGATGTTTTGCTAGAATCTATGATTACACATGAACTGATTAAATCTATAGGAAAGTATAGTCTTCAAATAGGTCCTCAGATTGACAATAGACCTAGCAACTTAGTCTCAGGCATTAAGTCTTTACGTATCAATCGATACAAAGAAGGGGTAGGAATGAAGAAACACGATGATCATTCCCATGATAATGAACACCCTATACTGACATCTATCGTAATGTTAAATGATGATTATGAAGGTGGCGAGTTGATCTTACTTGACGATTATCAAGTGAAACTGAAGGCAGGAGAAGCAGTAGTGTTTCCATCGAATTTTATGTACCCTCACCATGTGAAAAAGGTCACACAAGGCACAAGAATGACAATAAATGTGTGGTTTTCGTAAAAAAATGTGAAAAAAGGCTTGACTTTGGGTAAGAAAGGCAGTATAATATACTTATATTATGACACAGACAGGGAAACAAATTATGTACTTAATCATCGACAACACAGATCAATCAGTTCACAGAGAGCCTAACAAAAGAAGTTATGCTTCTACTCAGTATAAAACAGTAGGTGCCGCTAAAGCAGGCATTACCCGTACTGTAAAGTATTATCAAAAGGCTTATGATCAAGTTGCTGAATGCGTAGCAAATGGTCAGCCTGAGTATGCGGCTCCAATGCATAATGCATACCGTGATGCTACTGAAGCACACTTTAATCTTACTCATAAGCAGTTCGCATCATCTTACACGATTGTTGCTGTTGAAGATTATGTCGAGCCAATGATTACTAAGACTGGCATCTGCCCAGGCACTGGCAAACAAATCACTGTAACTGAGGGAATCAATACTCCTCATTACATGTCAACTCTTTCAGAATCATACTGGAGTGCATAAGGAATGTTTGCCAGAAAATCAGCAAAAAATACTGTGACTTACTCAGCAAATGATGTTTGGGCAGTAGCATGTAAGGCTCAACGTCTAAACAAAGAGTACATTAAATTTGTTCCTGAAGGCTCTAAAAAAGAAACTAACCGTGAAATCATGTATCGTCTTTTAGAGGAAGGTTCAAAGCATTTAACTGTTGCTGATAAAAATGAAGGCGTTAAAGTACGTCAGCATTATCAAGCAATGACCTTTAAGTTATTGACTGATGATTATGTGAGTGAGTTTGATAAGACTGCAATGAGTATCGCAGACAAAGACCTGCTTGATAGCAAATTAGATATTGCTATTATCGCTAGTCTGCCCTCTGCTTATATCAGATCGAATGTTCGTAAGGTCCAAGATCAAACAGTTGCCCAAGCAACAACAGACAAAATGGTTGGTAAAATCAAAGATAGAGTTGACCTTAAAGTTACTGTATTAAAAAGTTTTCTTTCTCATAAATGGAATTGCTATTTTATAACAGCAGTTACCGAGAATGAGGAAGTAGTGTTTTTTGGATCATCTAAAATTAATCCTAAAATTGGCGATAGTTTAGATATTCGAGGCACAGTTAAGAGTCACCGTTCAGACGAGAATGGAATGGTTACTCAACTTAATAGAGTTCAACAAGTAGAGGTAAAATAATGAAAAATTTAATAATTGGGTTTATTCTAGGGTATCTAGTATGTACATATGTATTGGTAGGACCTCAAGGCGTTTCTGATACTATCACGCAGTCATTTTTAACGGCTCAAGTTTGGGCAGAATCGGCTATACTTTGGATACAAAATTATACTCCAAAGGCTTGACATCATAGTTTATTGGCTGTATAATAGTAGTATATTTAGGAGACACACATGAGTGCAAGTTGGATACATAAATTAAACGAAAGCAATTCAAAACTTCACAAACAAGATGTTTTAACACAAGCATTAGAGGCGGCTACATTAGGTAGCGAGAATGCTGATACGTTTTTAAAACTTGCGGGCATGTGCTACAATCCTTATGTCACCTTTGGTGTCAGAAAGATTCCAGACAATCAGGAATCAGATAGAGAATATGCTAATCCTTGGAATGAGTTTATTGCTTTACTAGAAGAACTTAAAGAACGCAAGTTAACAGGTAATGCGGCTATCGATGCAGTAGCAAAAATGTCTCTGCAATTTTCTAGTGATGAATGGAATAACTTTTGTGCTCCAGTCATTCGCAGAGATTTACGAGCAGGCTTTTCAGTTGCTACAATCAACAAAGTTTGTAAAAAGACTGACTACGAGGTACCAGTCTTTAAATGTCAACTTGCTACTAACTCAGAAGGTCGTCCTGAAATGTCAGGCACCAAGAGACTTGAGCCTAAATTAGATGGCGTTAGAGTTCTGATGGTAGTATCATTTGAGCCAGGTATGTATGATCACCCTGAGCCAGTCGCAACATGTTACAGTCGTAACGGAAAAATCTTTGAAAACTTCACACACATTGAAGACCAAGTAACTGCTAATGTAAGAAAAATAATTACTTTGTTAGGCAAAGATATTGGGAATTGCACTAAGGGTTTTGTTTTCGATGGTGAAGTAGTTGGTGCATCATTCAACGAATTAATGAAACAAGCACGTAGAAAAACTAATGCTAAATCAGATGATACAGTATTTCATGTATTCGATGTTATGCCATTAGCAGACTTTCAACGTGGGCATTGCAATGCACAATTCAGAAAACGTGTTACAGCAATGAACAACTTAGCACCTCTCTTTACTGATCTTAGTTCACTAGAAACTATGTCTCATATCATTGTTGATTTAGACACAGAAGAAGGCAATAAAGAACTTAAGAGATATGCTAACGACATGGTCAATGCTGATTTTGAAGGCATTATGATCAAAGATTTAGAAGCACCATATGAGTGCAAACGAAATCTTTTCTGGATGAAATGGAAGCCTACTATTACTGTTGACTTAGAAGTTGTAGAACTTGAAGAAGGGACAGGCAGAAATGAGGGCAGATTAGGGGCATTAGTTTGTGAAGGCACAGACGATGGCAAATTTATAAAAGTAAATGTTGGTTCTGGCTTTTCTGACAGCGACAGAGATTCATACTGGGAAGCAAAAGACGAAGTAATTGGTCAGACTGCTGAAGTACTTTGTGATGTGATTAGTCAAAACCAAGATGGCACATATAGTCTACGATTTCCAAGATTCGTAAGATTTAGGGACGACAAATAATGAATATAGAAATAGGAAAAACTTATCAAGTAAGTAACAAATACAAGAAATGTTATGTTGAGTATGAGTATCTTAAAAACTATGATACTGATCCAATGGATACTGTAGTTATAGAAACAGGCTGGAGAAGTGGTAACTGGTTTGTCACTCCACAAGAGGAACATGAAGTCGAACTTTTAGTCGAAGCAATGGCTGACGATTTTGAAGATGAGTTGGAGATGAATACTTTCTGTGAAGCAGAAATGATTGACTCATGGGACGGCTGTTGGGACGATTGGGACTGGACAGGTTACAAGTCT